ACCGGCTGGTTCAGGTTCTTTTCCATTTCCTCTGCCTTGCGGTGGCGGTCAATCGCCTTTGTCAGATCCTCAATCTCCGCTTCCATTCTCTCATAAGTTGCACTGTCCTCCACAGACAGCACCCCGTTTTCATTCTCATGGGTATCCACAAAATTCTTTGCAGCTTCCCAAACCTTAGCTCTCTTCTCCATTAATTCCTGAATCGTCATAATCCGTATCCTCCTCAGATATATTTTTTGATAAAATTTAAGCGTTCACGCAGATCATCCGCAGAACGCCCTGTAACATTCGTATTCACTTTCTTCTTTTCACACCTCTGGCAGGCATTCTCCGCCGCCCCGAAACAGCCATTACAGGGATCGTCCCCCTCAGCACCGGCACTTCCACTCATTCCAGTTTCCTGCATACCAGAAGAATTTCCGTAACACTGCCCCGATACTCCATTACCATCGGCAGCCATCCTAGTGATCGCTGTCTGGTCTTTCACAGATTTCCCGTTCTTTCCATAATGCCTCTCCAGCTTATTCATCAGTGCATTATTCACTGCCCTTCTGGAAAACATTACGGAATCAGACGTCCCGTTTTCTGTACGGCCAGCACCTGGATCTCCATTTTCGCCTTCACTGCCCTGCTCCTCTTTCTGGAACAGAATGTCACCCGCAAAGCCAAGCTCCACAGCCTTATTCGCATCCATCCAGGTTTCCGCATCCATCAGATGTGACAGCTTCGCCCTGCTCTGTCCCGTTTTCCGTACATAAGCATTGATAATGGATTCCTTCACCGCATCCAGAAGTTCCATAGCCTTCTTCATCTCTGCATGATCGCCCCACGCAACCGTGGCCGGATTATGGATCATCATCATGCTCACCGGACTCATCCACACCTCGGTTCCGGCCATTGCAATGACAGACGCAGCAGATGCCGCAAGCCCGTCAATCTTCACCGTAACCTTTCCCGGATACTCCGACAGCATGTTAAAAATCTGCGCTGCGGCAACACAGTCCCCGCCCGGACTGTTGATCCACAGGGTAATGTCCCCTGTCCCTGCATTCAGTTCATCCTTAAAAAGAGCCGGCGTGACATCATCGTCAAACCAGCTGTCCTCAGCAATAACTCCGTTCATGAACAGGATCCTTTCTTCAGCTTCCTGTCCGTTTTCCAGATTTATCACTTTCTTTTTCCAGTTCCAAAACTTCTTCACCAGTATCCTTCCCCTTTCCAGATCCGGCAAAGATACCGGCATCCTGTAATTTTGTCATATTTCCATTGATCAGATACAGATCACCGCCAAGCTCCTCCGGGATCCGGTCCATATTTTCCAGTTCCCGAATATCATTGGCACTCATCCATCCATTCTGTCTTGCCGTGGCATAACCGGTCATCCTTGACTGATAATCACCCCTGAGCAGCCCATCCACATTGAACTTAAAGAAATACTTCTTCTTTTCCTCCGCAGACAGCAGAGCCCTGACCATTGCCTGTTCCCACCGGCTCACCCAGGGATCCAGTGTATACTTCACAAACTCCAAAGACTGCTGCTCAATGTTGCTGAAACTGGACTTATCCAGATCCCCGACCATATGAGGCGGCACCCTGAAAATCCTGGCAATCTCATTAATCTGAAACTTCCTGGTTTCCAGGAACTGTGCTTCATTCGGTGCAATGGAAATCGGCGTATACTTCATTCCCTCTTCCAGGACAGCAACCTTATTGGCATTGCTGCTTCCCCCGAAAGTGGACTGCCAGCTCTCACGCACCCTGCCCGGATCCTTCAAAGTCCCCGGATGCTCCAGAACTCCTGACGGAGCGGCACCGTTGGCGTAGAACTTACTCCCATACTCTTCCGCTGCAATGGCAAGCCCGATTGCATTCTTTGCCATGGCAATAGGTGAATATCCGACCAGCCCATCAAACCCAAGCCCCGGAATATGCAGCACATCCGCCGGATGCAGACGCACGATCTTTCCATTTGCTTTCGGATCTGTCCCGGTTCTTCCGTCCACATCATCCCCGTCATAAACCAGGTACTCATAATAAAGCCTGCCATGCTCATCCCTGTCCACCGTCATCCGGTCGGGCATCAGCGGATAAAGAGCCACAATTTCACCCTTTTCGTTCCTGATGATCTGACTGTACGCATTCCCCCACAAAAGCAAGTGCGTCATCAGAGTCTCCCGGAACACAAAAGAAGTCATCTCTGGATTCGGCTCATCATGCAGCAGAAAATAAAGCGGATGATCCACCGCCTTCTCCTTACCTCCGTTATCGTTATACCTGTAAAACTGTAATGGCAGACCCGCCACCGCCTCAGAAAAAATCCTCACACAGGAATATACAGCAGTCATCTGCATGGCACTCCGTGCGTTCACTCGCTTCCCAGAAGCCGTACTCCCCATAAAAAATCCATATCCGCTTCCAGCTGTGCTGTTAGAAGGAGCATCCCTTCCCCGAAATAAATTACTGAAAAATCCCATACAGCCTCCTTAAAATACCAACAATCCTCTCTCATCGTAAACGCTGCCACTCTGCCCTTCCTGACGTATACATCTATCAAGCGCCATAATTGCGGCAACAATGCCATCTATCTTCTCCTTAGATTTAGCTTTGGTTACTTTAATATTGCCAGCAGGATCTGTGTCAATAACAACGTTACCTGCCATCCATCTAAGCACTGGATTCCCACCGTGAATAATTCTCCCCTCCATCAGTAAGCGATAGAATTCTTTCGTCGGAGCCGACATTGAAGAAAATCCCTGACCAAAAGGAACAATGGTAAAACCTTCGCCCTCCAAATTTTGAATCATCTGAGTCGCATTCCATCTATCCACCGCAATCTCTAAAATGTGATACTTCTCGGATAAATCCATGATGAACTTCTCGATGAAATCATAATGAATCACATTTCCTTCGGTAGACATGATGTACCCCTGTTTCTCCCAGATATCATATGGTACGGAATTGGCTTTCACTCTTCTCGGAATGGTTTCCTCCGGAATCCAAAAATATGGCAAAAGTACATACTTTTCCTCTTCATCCCTTGGTGGAAATATCAGTACCAGTGCCGTAATATCTCCGGTACTGGATAAGTCCAGGCCCGCATAGCAATCTCTACCAGCAAGTGCGTCCATATCAATCGGCTCATTGCCTCTCATATAAATCGCATCAGGAATCCATGCAACGGTCGAACTGACCCACATATTGCATCGAAGCCATTTGAATGTGATTTCATCAGCCGGATTCTGCTTTGCTTCCCTGTATGCATCCCTCAACCTTTCAATATCAACGGTATATCCAAGAGAAGGATTAACCTTGTACCAGTTTGCCTCATCTTCCCAATCCTCATCGTCCTTAAGTCCATAGACTACAGGATAAAAAGTCGGGTCCACACGTCTGCCTTCCAGAATATCCACTGCCTTAGTATGCAATTCAAATGCTATCGAATGTCTGTCATTTCCTGCAGTGGTGATAATAAAGTGAAGCGGATTCTGTCTTGCGTCCGATGAACCCTTGGTAAGTACATCGTATAACTGCCTGTTTGGTTGGGTATGAATTTCATCAAATACCAATCCACTTACCGAAAATCCATGCTTACCACCAACTTCAGCTGACAGCACCTGATAGTAGCCGGCATTGCTGTAATTCACAATACGCTTAGTGGCTCCCATCAGCTTGCTTCTTTTCATCAGAGCCGGTGACATCTCCACCATCTGTTTCGCCACATCAAATACAATAGATGCCTGCTGACGGTCAGCTGCTGCACCGTACACTTCCGCACTTGGCTCATTGTCTGCATATAATAAATAAAGAGCGACAGCCGCAGCCAATTCACTCTTTCCTACCTTCTTACATATCTCCACAAATGCAGTGCGGAACTGCCTGTTCCCATCAGGTTTTACAATCCCGAATATATCTCTTATCAATTGCTCCTGCCACGGCAACAGCCAGAATGGTGTTCCGGCCCATTTGCCTTTCGTGTGGCAAAGATTCTCAATAAAAGTAACTGCCCTGTCTGCTTTCTTCTTATCATAATGTGAAGTCGGAAGCATGAACTGGGAAGGTTTATAATTCTTAAGCTTCGGATATCCCTTTGGTCTTGGTTCCTTTGCCATTAGGAATCACCCCCAAGCAATGCCTCCATCTCATCTTCCAACTCCTTACCCTTTGCACTACCAGCCACAATACGTGACCTGGATGAAGGCGTAAGTCCAAACTCGGATGCCGCCTGCAGCATCAGTTTCTGATTGGTATTTGCAATACCAACCCAAGGTGTCTGCTGCTGATATCCTTTATCCGTTTCAAAGGTCGCCCCCTCAGAATCTATATGCTCCTGCGCTTCCTTCCATCTGGCATAAGACTGGCAGTATGCAGCAAATGCCGCCATATCCACCTCGGTCAGAACTCCCATCTGGTTCATCAGATCCGCAAGTCGTTCCCACTCTTTCTTCGCCTCTGGAAGCAGCCACTCCGGACAGTCAGGCATTCCCTTTGCCGGAACTGGCTCTTTCGTATTCAATTTTCTTTTACCTGGATTACCCTCCAGCTTCTTAACCGCTGTAGGCTTTGGCTTTCTTCCTGCCACTGGAATCCCCTCCTTCCTTAATTTTCTGCACACCCAAGAAATCAATTTCTTGGGTTATCGCGGTGCTCGTCAAATGCTCATGCAAGCATGGCATTTTCCTTACTACTCGTGTAAATAAAAGGACCATGTATTTCTACACGATCCTCATGATGAATATCTATATGTATTTTAAATTTCCAGTTATTAACTCATCTATTTTCCCATCAAATATCTCTTCAAATACTTGCTCACATGGTATCCTGCACATTCGCCTCTCTTTTGAAGTATCTTGAACCCTGAATGCTGTTTGATCTTTTCCTAAACAAGTATTCATATAAGAATCGATGTATGGCATAGCATCCTCTTTCGTAAAGCTAATTTCTTTTTTCAGCCTTACAAACGATGACAATACACTAATACATCTAGCTCCGCCTATACTGATTACACCATTTCTGGCATTTTTATCATCAGAACAAAAGACATAGATTTGTTCACCGAACTTCAAATTCAGCACTTGCAATAAGACATATGACTTCAATTCTCCGAGATTTTGTCCCTCGCCGATAGTGTCACAATCATCTTGCAGTTGCTTCAAAAAATCTTCTCTACTTATACTGCGGCAGTCCATTTGAGACACAAGAACAAACTTCTCTTCAAAATATCCATCTTTATATGCATCGCACGCAGTTTTAAGCATTCCTGCATATGCGCTGATAGCCCATTCACCATAGACTCCTGATAATTCATCCAGTATCATTTCATCGTCATACATACATATTGATTTTGATTCAATTTTCGACTGAAACCATTCTGGTGCCCCAGCTATATTGTGACGCATGATTTCCACTTGAATCTGTTTATGACAATAAAAGCAATAACCTGGCATTGCCATAATTTTGTCTATTAATTTATTATGATCATCCTTGCGTATCAAATGCATCTTGGATATAAAGTCAGTATCCAGCAAGGCATATTTTTCATTTGCCATATACTCACCTTATTTTCGATTCCGAAATTCCTTTCCGATTTTTTCCAAGTATGCCCTATCAGATTCCTCTCTACTATCCACAAGTAATTCGTGTTCAGAGTTAAAAGCCAGATTATCCAACAAACTTCCATAGCGGAGTAAACTTCCACTATTCTGCTGCCACTGTTCTGCTTTGCCAGTCAATTCAATTCTGATTGCAATGCTTTCACTTTTTTCTTGATAAAGATTTCTGGCCTTCTCTTCTGTAATCACACTGCTCTCTACTAAGCGCAATACAACTGCTTTGTAAGGAAGCGCAAACAAATCCATAAGAATCAGCACATCATCAATCCCCATATTCTCTTTTGAGATTCCAAACATCTTAAACTGTTCTATCACACTGGCATCCGGCATCAAAAGCAACCCTGCAAAAGCATTTGCTTCAAGATCTTCCTGCGTAGCTGCTACTTCATCAACCGTTTTTGAATCCAATAAAGAACCTGATGTAATAGTGCTGGTATTAATATCCTCTGCATAGCAATGAATATGATATAACTCATGTGCCGTTGCAAAAATCTGCTTACACATTGGCAGTTCTGTATTCACACACAAGAAAATCGTACCCTTCTTCACAAAGGTAAACGCCCATAATTCATCATCCCTAAATGGATAACGAAGCACTTCAAGAGCCAGTTCCCTCTTACGTGCATAATTTGAAACTATGCCAAAAATAGATTCTCTAATAATGGTATTTCCACAGTAATTTACAGCAAAAGCCTTTGATAAATCATTTATTTTTTCAAATTGCTTCTCTTGCTTATAAAACAAGTTTTCAAAAAAAGTATCTCCCATTATGCCTCCCAAGGTTTCATCATAGCCATACCATTATCTCTAACTCGACTATGGAAAAGAATCATGTTTGAAAGCTTATCAGCAATATTAAGTGCTTCTTTAGCTTCCTCTGATTCAACTTTTCCCATGAACGCATGAACAATATCTGTATCAACAGAATCTCCCTGAAGCTTGGTAAGTTCTTCCATCTTAACACCCAAGAACTCTGCGATACGCTTCAGTTCTATCGCATTAATCATTCTTGAACCATTAAGCATCTTACTTATTGTCTGTTTATTTGTCTGCAATGCCCCTGCCAAATCTATTTGTTTTCTATTCTGTTTTTTAAGAATTGCTACAATATTTGCAGCTATCATGGAATTCACATCAAACATATTAACTTCCTCCAATCAACAAAAGTCATTCTACCTCATGCTTATTATA